CGCCCCCGTGAGGGGACGCCCCGGTGCTCACAGCACTAGCTAGCCTTTGGATTAGGCTAGTTCCACTGTGGAGTGCTCTACAGAGTACTTCTATCTGTAGATCACCACTCCACAACCCGCAGGGAGCAACTCCATGTTGTCTGAGCTTGATCTGGCTAGAGGGTACCGTGAAAAGAAGCGTGAGCTTGTTTTCATGAAGCCCTCAACTGGAATTGAATGGAACCAGGATCTTCAATCTGGTGCCATTCGCCAGGCCGGAGTCTACAATTGTTCAATTGTAGGCGCTCAGGAGACTGTCTCTCGGGAAAACCGCGAATGGGGATTGAGGAACTACCTCGTCGAGTATTACAAGCGACGAGGACAAGCTCCTCCTTCCAACATTCAACGTTTGGATATCGGCGGAAGTTTCTACAGCAAGAAGAACGAGTATTATGGAACTCACCCTTGGGTGAAGATTCCACGTTCTCTTGCTCTAGGATCATACCGCTGGTACGACGGGCCTTTGTTCGCAAAGACCCATGTCGTTGGTCCGAAATCTGCAGAATGGCCTACGCTACCCGCCAGCTTTAGCTTAGCTCTAGCTGGTAAGGGCGCAACGGCCATTGCTCAGACAATTCCGACCAATCCAGTCGCGAATTCCGCGCAGATCATCGGTGAGCTTAGGGAATCTGTTCCCAAGCTACCCGGATGGGCATTAATCGGGAGTAAGGCTAACGTAGCGAAGAGATTCGCTGACGAGTACCTTAATCTCGAGTTCGGTGTTAAACCGATGATGTCCGATCTGCGACAAATCTCCGATGCTGTCAAGAGGTCAACTAAACTCTTGAAGCAATTGGAGCGGGATTCTGGACGCCTTATTAGGCGATCCTACGACTTCCCGATCGACACGAGTACACAGAGGACTTTAATCAGTCCTTCCACGTGGACAGCGCCAGCTTTGAACACCTGGCTATATCTCCACAGTGGATACACTCTTTATCAAGAGCGTACTGTGACTCAAAGGTTCTGGTTCCGTGGTGCGTATACCTATTACTATGAGATGGGCGAGAAGCTCACCGATAGTCTTAGGCGCGCAGAGCAGTCGATATCTCGGCTGTTTGGGACTCGGGTTACACCCGAGCTCCTATGGGAACTGGAACCTTGGAGTTGGGCTATTGACTGGGTTACGAACATTGGGGATGTGATCCATAACATCACCGCGTTCTCCCACGATAGTCTCGTGATGCCGTATGCTTATATCATGGGCAATTATATTGCCACTGATAAGTATACGCTGCACGGAGTCCAGTTCGTTGGATTACCGCCGCAGACGCTGGTTCAGAGCTTCACTACTAACGTGAAGTTTAGATCAGCGGCCACGCCCTACGGGTTCGGCCTGGATCCTGCCGCATTTTCACCGCGGCAATGGGCCATCCTCGGCGCTCTTGGTATAACCAGGGCGACGAGGTGAAGAAATGGGAATGCTGTGAAGCATGCCTATTCTTCTGCTGTCTGTTCATTGGCTGGATACTTACGTATTCAGCAATTGGCAGATAGCTGGATCCAAGCACGCCCTGAAACCACAATCCAGTGGCTTCAGGTTCACGTACCTGCAGGAGTCATGCCATGTTCTCGGACCCCCAGTCCGTCACCATTTCCAGCGTCGCTAACTCGCTTCCGCGTGTTAGCGTTAACGGTTCCACGTCTGTCTATCAGAAGGACGACGGGAACGTTAAGCTGACGGTGTCATCCTCTTACGGAAAGAGGACTCGCCGTACTGCTCGACTGGATTTCCGGAAGACCGCTGCGGACCCACTGTTCCCGGCTCAGAACGCGCCCTATTCGATGAGTACTTACATCGTTGCGGACGTGCCTGTTACTGGTTTCAGTGTGTCTGAGCAGAAGCAGATTGTCGATGCCTTGACGGCATGGCTTTCTGCGTCGACCGGAGCTAACGTCATCAAGCTTCTTGGTGGCGAAAGCTGAAATGTGACGGCTGGCCCAGCTAAGATCTAGCTGGGATCCCAGTCAGGGACCGACACACGTGGCTCGGGATGACTCACCCTCTCTATCAGGAAAGGGGGGCCATGAAAAGCCTCATGTGTCTCTTGCGGGAGGTTCTCCTTGATAGGGGAACCTGGTGTTGCGTGAGCACCACGTTCGATCTCAAAACGATCGAACGTCGCGTCGAATGTGAAGGGTTATCGTTTTTGGCGATAACCCTACCGAGCTTTGGCGCAGACCTCCAAAAAGGTCTAGACCAAGGCAAGGTAGACCGACAGCTGTTCTGCGGCTTTAAACGTAGTCGCAGGACAGGAGAGCTCCCGGAGTTATTCTCGGGTTTTCTCGGTCTGATCTTCGACGCCGAAACGGGTCGGTTGCTCGACGATCCTTCTGTCGATGCTATTCAGGCTGTACGTCAGCTTACGCTGATGTGGAGCAAGATTAGCATCACTCCTGACATGCTCCTTACGGAGTGGGGTCAGAAGATGTACGAACTTCGAGAGAAGTCGGCCATCCAGAAGTACGTCGAGTGTGAGCAGGAAGTCCGAAAGTTCGACCAACTACGTACTGAGGATATGACATCTCAGTTCGATCGTATGGCCGGACTTCTTTGGTCTGACGCCCTGCAACGAGTAGATGAAGATATCTACTACGGGCGTCTTGTACCGAAGCACGGGCCTGGAGCCACCGCTGATAAGCTTCTGGGAAACCAGAAGTATAATCAGAAGGAGTGGACCAGTCGGATGGAAGGGTTATTCCCTGCTGGGGAATTTCTCCTACCATCTTGGAGCTACCGCAAGGAGCTCGACCGTGTGGACTACCTCGAACCCGGTGCTGAGAGACCCGTGAGGGTTATCACAGTACCTAAAACGCTGAAGACACCAAGAATCATCGCAGTAGAGCCTGCCTGTATGCAATATACACAGCAGGCTGTACTCGAGAGTCTTGTTGGCCATCTGGAGGGGAGTGACAACCCCTACAGTTGGCTGATCGGATTCCAGGACCAAGAGCCTAATCGGCGAATGGCTCTGGAGGGATCCCTTTACGGGAATCTCGCCACGCTCGATTTGAGCGAGGCCTCCGATCGTGTCTCCAATCAGCTCGTACGTCTTCTGATGCGTCGCTGGCCTCATGTTGCAGAGGCCCTTGATGTCACCAGAAGTCGGAAGGCTGATGTCCCTGGCAAAGGCGTACTTCGCCTTGCCAAGTTCGCGTCGATGGGTTCGGCGCTCTGCTTCCCCGTAGAAGCGATGGTCTTCGCGACCATCATCCTCTGCGGAGTAGAAGATGCGCTCAACCGTCCGTTGACGAAGGGGGATCTTAACGATCTCCGTCGTCGGGTGCGCGTTTATGGAGACGATATCATCGTCCCCACAAACTACGCGTTGAACGTCGTCGGGAAACTCGAAGCTTTTGGGCTTCGTGTGAATACCGACAAGTCTTTCTGGACTGGGAAGTTCAGAGAGAGTTGTGGCAGAGAGTACTACGAAGGGCATGACGTTTCCATCGTCAGAGTCCGTAGTATGCTCCCTTCCCGACGTTCGGACGTTCCCGAGCTCTTGAGCAGTGTTAGTCTCCGGAACCAGCTTTATAAGGCTGGTTACTGGAGGCCTACTGCCTTCCTCGACAGGTTGATTGGGGATCTGATTCCCTTTCCACGTGTCGGAGATGAGAGCCCGGTGCTGGGCCGTCAATCCTTTTTGGGTTATGAAACCCAAAGGATTGATCCCGATACACATAACCCCCTTGTCAGGGGTCATGTTGTTCGGACCAAGCTTCCTCCAAATAGTTTGGAGGGGCCTGGGGCTCTGCTCAAGTGGTATCTGAAACGAGGGGTTGATCCCTTCGAAGACGTTCACCACTTGGAGCGTTCAGGTCGTGCCAGGTCGATCGACACCAAACCTGGATGGGCCCGGGCATATTAATTTATGCCTGGGAGCAGGGGCAGCCAGTCCCTGTTGGAGGAGGCCAGAAGTGGCACCTCTCTGACACAACCACGTTCTCTTGCTCTAGGATCATACCGCTGGTACGACGGGCCTTTGTTCGCAAAGACCCATGTCGTTGGTCCGAAATCTGTAGAATGGCCTACGCTACCCGCCAGCTTTAGCTTAGCTCTAGCTGGTAAGGGCGCAACGGCCATTGCTCAGACAATTCCGACCAATCCAGTCGCGAATTCCGCGCAGATCATCGG